TAGCCACCACCAGAGCCACCACCAGCACGGGTTATAGAAGAACCAGCAATTGACGAAGCCAGCCCTGTTCCACCATTTCCAGTTGTCGTACTTTGTCCGGCTTGACCAGCGCCAGCAGCACCGCCTCCGCCACCGCCTAAATGTCGATTTGCTGCAGGATAACTACCAGCACCTCCAGCATATCCTTGGTTAGTTGTGCCAGAACCTCCAGAACCCGGGCTAGGAATTCCATCTCCACCGCCACCAGAACCACCAGTTCTTCCATTAGGAACTGATGGGTAGCCCCCACCGCCACCACCTGTCGATGTAATTGTAGAAAAAACGGAATTACTACCATCTGCGGTATTAGCATAAGAACCAGAACCACCAGCACCTACTGTAACGGTGTAAGAACTTCCCGGCGTAAGATTTAGTGCGCTTTCAGCAGAACCGCCACCACCAGAAGATTCGCCAGAAACAGATGATCTATAACCTCCAGCACCACCGCCACCTGCGCCATAAGCCCCACCACCAGAACCACCACCAGCAATAACAAGATATTGAACACTGTAAGTAAATGACGCTGCTGTTGTAAATGTTGTAGCAGTCGAATAAGCAGAATAAGACCCGTTTGAATCTTTATAGCGAACACGCCAGTAGTAAGTTGTACTGGTGGATAAAACACCAGCAGAAATTGTGTAGGAGGTTAAGTTAGCAACATCACCCGTGCTTACAACCGTTGTTCCAAACCCAGAGGATGTAGATACTTGCCACTGAGAGGCGGTATGCGGAAACCCATACAACGAATAAAAAGTTGACGCAGTTAGAGTAGGTGTTTCTGTTTGCCCTGTTGCACCATTAGCAGGGGATGTATTTGTTGGGGTAATAATCTCAACGGGTACAGAAACCGTAGCCCACGAAGCATTCGTTCCATCTGTAGTTAAATATTTTCCAGAATTACCTGTCTGGCTTGGCAAAGCAGCAATTGCCTGAGAAACCCAAGACGTACCATTAGAAGTTATGACGTTACCAGCAGTACCCGGAGCAACTGCAACTATTGTTGCCGTGCTATTAGGAAACGTAATAGTCTGGTCTGTATTAGTCGCTTCTGAAGTAAGTGTAAGCGTCCCTGTACCAGTTGAAGGACCGACAATCTGAATCTTGCTCATACTATTAACCACCTTTGACCAGTATCAATGGTCACATTTACGCCTGTGCCTACAGTCATAGTCCCTACTGATATACCGTTTTCACCATCGTTTAGCGTGGTGTCTTTGGTTACAGTCGTCTTGTTGATGTAGATAGATCCAGTATCGGCAGTTACTCCACCACCCAAAGCAAACACTGACCGCTCAGAGGGGTAGGTTACAAATACGTCCTTGGTTCCGGCTGAGAAGTTAATCTTTGCCGTAGTCCCCAAAGAATTGGATAGCACCACATCACGCTGAAGATCCGGGCCTGTCGTCTCATACGTGCCAATACCTACTTCCCACTCATTACCGCCTTGGAGGGCGATTGTGTAATAGGTTGAGTTGCCATCACCGATGACAGCAAAAGATTGATAGCCAGTCTCAGCACCGGCTAGAGTCATATCCCCTACACCGGTGCTTGTGCTTGTCTCTTTAACTCGATCAGCAAGTACGAATGACATAGTTATGCGATACGGATAATAGCGTTAGAAGCATCGTTAGTCGGGAAGATGATGGTGAAGTCGCCATCCGTAGATGTCTTATCAGCACCAAAGTCCAGAACGCAGACCGATGCGTTGGTCAGAGTCGTATTAGCGTTGCTGTTTGCCGAAGGTGTGGTGTTATAAATAACCGCGCCACGAGCCGTAACCGTTACGTTAGGGAAGGTTAGGTCGGAAAAGTCACAAAAGCCTGTACCGGTATTGGCGTTGATGTTGGTTGCCGTTACGCCGGTATTGGTAAGTGCAAGACCGCCAGCCGTGTAGTTAGTTCCGGTAACTTCGTTAGAAGTTGTATAGGCTGTGGTATTAGCATCCAAAGAAGCGGACGATGTATACAACGCTAGTTTAAAAACGTCTGCGCCGGTATCAGCGGACGGACGGAAATCATGCACACCAAGCAGAAGTTCTGCTTTGAATGATGTGGTCATTGCTTGGGTAATTGCCATGAAAGGCTCCTTTACTCGTCTAAAAGTTTAATTAACTCAGGATGTCCTGCGGCCCTGAACTTATTTGCCAGAGTCACATGATGAGTTCTGACGGTTTCTTGCATATAAAACACTAAAACTTGCCGGATCTGATTACGGAATGCTTCGGCTTGATCCCGAATGGCAGGATGCGTCTGGGAGCCAACAGAGATAATTTTGTCCAAAGCCCGCTCCGCCATCTCTTCAGGCGTAAACCCACGCCCCTGCGTAGTTAGAACTCTGACCTGATTGCCCCCTAATAGGAAGGCTACTTCGCTCATGCTGCTCATTTAACTGGGTACCTCGCTTGTTGAGTACGATACATATCCTGACGATTCTTGCCTTCACCAAGTTGTTTCAACATGGCAAGAGCCTCATCATATCGTCTTTGATATTCCATAATTACGTCTTTTTCACCCTTCATGTACGTATACGCTTCCAACAAAGAGCCATACAACAGTACAGAATCAAACTTATCCCCCAACCAAGATGTACCAGCAGTAACAATAGACTGCGGATAATAAAAATAGTGGAGTTCCATGTTGTACGCAAGGTCCGGAGTCGGTCCAAGAATGTACGAGTTTTGGTCAAAAATAGCATAATATTTTGGTGGTCCAACATCGTTTGGATCCGGATAACATGAACGAATAAACTCTACGTCCTTATTTAATAAAAATTCTTGGGTTCCGTTTGTATCAATCCTAGCCAAAGAAAAATTAGCTAACCAGTCTGATGGAACACTTAGGTATTTATTGCCTATTGTTACGTTACCTGTCACGTTCTTACGAAGATCAGGGATTTGGACAGAGTTAAATACGCGCTGTTCAGCCTCTTGAATAAACGTGTTTATCTGTTCGGTACTTGTAAAAGTAGCCGTTCCTGTCCCTGCGGAATCAGTCCAAGTGGTATTTGGAAAGTCGTTCTCGACGTACCCTTTAATCGTCTCAAACAGAGTAGCGTAGTTCACAAATTACCCCATTTTAGTGGTATGCCCACGACCTTTAGTTTGTGCCTTACCGCCACGAGTCATTTGAGTTTGGGTATTTGGCACCGCATTTGGGTACCCAACATTTTCTTTCCCACCCATGTCTGTGGTATAGGTTTTAGGCTGCGTATATTTTCCGCACGGATCTTTAACATCCGCTGAAAAATATTCAAATTTATCGCTACTCATTATCGGCCCCTTCCGCTCGAACGTTGGTTCATAACTTTAGCCATGTTACGCCCATATTTTTTCATGTCTGCGTTAGTTTTACCACCTTTAGCCAAGTTAGTTAGTGGCTTTCCGGGGTGCATTGTTCTTTCATGTTTATGTACTGCTTTCTTTGCATTCATTTATATCTCCTAAGTGATCTGAATTGTTACCGTTCCAGTTTGCCCTTTTCCAACTAAATTATTGGGGGTCAAACCACCATCGTTACCTAAACCTACTGGGTTCCACCCCCACTGGATCTGCCTACTCCCGCCTGCGGGTGTCCCAAAGCCATCAACAGAAGTGCTATTCGTAGCCAATAACTGTAACCCAGTAACGCCGCTTGCCAAGTAAGACGTGTCGCGTCTAGGATTTCTGACGGCTTGGGGGTCGTCAATTGGGTATAAACCAAGCGACAACTGGGGTTGATCTGGGTCCCAGCATTCGGGGCAAACTTTAAGGTTGACATTTTTAGTCTTTACAATCTCTGTACGAAGTTCATGGAGTTGAAATTGAAACCCACACCTGTCGCACATCGCAATCGCAATGCGACCAAGAGTAAATTTTGAAGTCATTAGTACCCACCGCCACCAATGAAGAAATCACGCGGGACGAACCGGATCGAAGCCTTTTCACGGTCTTCGCCAGCAGCCAGATTCCACTGTTCTTCATATGCCAATTTTAGTATTTCTGCCCGTTGCTCTGCACCGGGGATCTTCATTGATAAGTGGTACGCCAGCCCTGCCACAAGGCAGGGGAGCAACCGAAACGGTATATCTTGGGTTCGTACCCCACCGTCACCCGCATCTTGGATTCTCTTTAGCCGCCAATATACAAGTTGATATTGAGTTCCCGGTGAGTTGGGGGTAGGCCAAATATTGACGTTTGGTAAGTAAGGAACAGATATCGCCGCTCCTGTTAGATGCGCTGCAGCAGTGGTTCCCGCTTGCCCACGAATACAGTTTTGTATCTGAGTAGGGGTTTTCCCGGTGTAGTTAATTATTTCTGAACCTATCTGAACATACCCGGTAGAAGAAAGACCGTCTGTAGAAGATAAAGTAATCGTGGTATCCGAAGAAGAAATACCACCATTTAATGTCAAAGAAGTAACGGCAGTAGTGCCGGACTGTCGATTTACCCAAATTTGAATTGGTAAACCTTGAGCAGTTTTATTGGGGATAGACGCATAGGTAGAAACACTAATACGACTAATCGTGATATCAGATTGAGTTGCTGTACTACCCGCATTTTGGCGAATTACATGCTCTAACAAGTCAATAGTATCAACTGGAAGCGGGTACGTCGCTTGTCCAGTTTGCAAGGTAATTGCACCCTCTTCAATGGTCCAGAGATTGATACCCCTGTTTGACCATTCAATAGTCAACAAATTGAGACTTCGACGCGCTGTTTTAAGGTCGTAACCGGTCCGCAGTTCGGCACCGCACCTCTCAAACGCTTCTTCTATGATGTCTCGAAGTTCGAGGTTAAATTCTGTTGTTCCGGAGGTTGTCATCTTACTTTCCTATACGGAGCAACTTTTTTAGCCACCCCTTTAGGCTGGGCGACGAACTGCTTTCCTGCGGCTTTTCCTGCTCGCTTGGCTCGGGTGGTCGCGGCGTACTCTTGCGGGGAGAGCGCTTTGATGGCGCTGCTTGGGAGGTATCTTTCCCCTGTAGCCTTCGGTCCCTGCGTAGATGGTTTGCCACTTTTAGTTCTCCACTTTTGATCTGTCCACGCCTTCAGACTCTGCTGCGGCTTTTTCAAGTTCGACATATCGTTCTCTTTGCCTAATCTTCCTGAAGTCTTCAGACGCTTCTAAAATCCAGTGAAACACGTTGCCTTCTTTAACGTCGTAAACTGGAAACCTAATCCCTGTACCCACCGCCAGCCTTTTTGTACTGAAGTGCCATCATTTGAGCCTTACGGGCACTCCACTGACCCGGAGCACCCCCCTTACCACCGGCCTTAATACGCTCAAATATGGATTTGCGTAGTCCGGGTTTGGTGTAGTTACCTGCCTCATTTACACGAGACTTACCGCCTTGGGAATAAATAGCAACAGACAAATCCCCGTCTTTTTTCTTGACGGTTTTGGCTGGCTTCATAGCCTTTGGCAGTTTTTTAGGGTTTACTGCGCCCATACCCCGGGATGCACGCATTTAGCACTTTCCGCCGCCCATCATGCGAACTTGCATACCGCGAGTTTTGCCTTTTTTAGCAACACCATCGGCTTGTTTGTGACCAGCAGCCAAACCGCCAGACTTCATCTTCTTCATTCCGGCTTCTTTCATCTCATGCTTAAGCATGGACTTGGGAGCGCCCTTTTTCTTCATAAAGGACACTTCCTTCTTCATCATTGCCTTTGACTCTTTCATGACTCCACCTTCCTTTTTAGTAAACTCTTTGCCTACGGACGTTGGTACGCCCACCTTTTTTGCAAACTTTGGGTTATTAGCCACCGCTTGCATAAACCTTTCCTGCTTGGCTGATACGGTTGGCATCAGACCATTTTCCCACGGGTCTTACCCCGTTGAGCACAACCATCAGCACGCTTGGAGGCGGACGATACTTTCCCACCTTTTTTCATGCCCTTGGACTTGTTTTCTTTTTGTGCTTCTATCTGTGCTTTAAGCGACTCGTTTTCTCCCGTCAAACTAGAGATTTGATCCTTTTTATCCTCGTATGCGTTTGCCATCATACGGGGAATAATTCCTAAATTTTTAGCAATATCTGTAATAGCCATCATTTACCTCGCTTGAATAAGTCGGTCAATTTTTTCTTCAAACTTGTTAAAGCGTTCATCAATATAGCGCTCAAGTTTTTCAATTTCTGTTTTAGTAGCGTTTTCACGAGCCACCTCCAATTTAGTATCATTTAACATCTTTTCCAGCGTATTTAGTTTGTTGTTCTTTTCCCAAGCAACAAACCCTGCCACACCCACCAAAGCAGACAACACGCCAGACCAAGAAAATAAAATCATCTGCTCCATATCAGCATTTCCACGCCCGTAGGCTTTTGTTGATACGGCTGTTTGGATCATTAGCGGTTTTAGCGCTGGTTAACTTCTTTTTCATACCTGTCATACGGGCGCAGAAAGATTTCTTGCGTGAACCGCCTTCGGGTTGCGGAGCCTTCAAACCGGGCTTGCCGGGGTTAGCGGCGTTGTACGATGCCCTTCCCTTGGCGTTTAGCCCACCTTTTGGGTTCTTACCTTCTTTGCGTTGCCACGCAGGAGTCTTAGCCATTTAAGCCGCCTTTTCTTTCGGTGGGGCCGCTTTGAGTTTGGGGTATAACCAATCTTCTCCAAAGTTGCCCACAAATTCTTCCATACCCATGTGGCCTAATGTGATCGTGGGATCAACCCAAATCTCATAGCCATATTCACGGACACGATTGCAAAATAAATAATCTTCGCCAACATAACCTTCTGGTACTACGTCAAAATGAAAGAAGGCTTTTAATTTACCAGCCTCAATCCGATCATCTTTGTATTCCCACTCAGGATGATTAGCATCTAAAGTTTCAAAGACATCACGACGAATCATCATAAACGCGGTAGCCACCTGATTTGCTCGGATAAGCCCCATTTCGTTTAAGACAAGTTCGTCGTTTTCGTCTTTGTATAGCGTGGAAATAAATGTTTTAGCCTTTTTGCGAGCCACTGGAATACCAGCGGCAATACCGCATTTGGGGTCAGAAGTCCAAGCCAGCAACCTAAACAAATCGTTTGCATTAAAATTAATGTCTGAATCAATAAACATTAAGTCCGTGCAATCGCTTGCCATAAAGTCAGCAGCAATAAGATTGCGCGCCCGGGCGACAATAGAGCACCCAGATATATTACTAATCTGGATGGATACCCCATGTTGACCAGCAAGCGCACAAAAATTTGCCATTGAAATAGCAAGTTTTGTAGACAGTTTAAAGTCGTAAGTCGGCAAACCAAGCATCAGTTTGCGACCTGCAACGCTGTAGGACTTTTCTTTTTGCATTTATTATCCGTAAAAAAGCGTTATTGAGGTTGTATTAGTAACAGTACCGTGCATCGTACCTGTTTTAACTAGAATACCTTCTCCCGGTAACGGGATAATGGTATATCCAGCCGTACCACTTGCAGCGGTTTCTACAGTAAGCACAATATTGCCACTAGCCCCACCCTCACGAATAACGACAGTACCAGCACTTGCACCATTAACCGCATACACGGTTTTAATACGATTACGATTGATGTCGTAATTATTTTGGTCTTTAAAATTGCCTGTGCTAGTCAACGGTTTTGTCGCTAGTACATCATATTGCATGGTAGGCATTATGGCCTCCTATTAAGCGCTTTGCTGACCAACTGTAGGATCTGCCACAAAATATGTGATATATCCACCAACAGTACCCGCACCTGAAGTGTCAATTGTTACGGTTACATATGACAATGCAGAAATAGCGGTGCGAGTTAAACCGGCAGTTACAGAACCAACAGCAGCAACAGATAGGTTATTTGCAATAGCTGCACCGGTAACAGATCCACTAACATAATTGCGGGTTCCGAGGTCTACAGAACCAGCACCTGCGTCATTAATTTCTACAGACAACACAACTGCACCTGCAGGAAGAATCAGGTCAGGAGCACCTGTAGTAGAAGAAACTTTAACATTGGTGGCGGTAGCAACAGATGCGTCAGCAATGTAAAACTGAGCAGCCATAACGCCAGAACCACAATATGCGGTGCGAGTTTGATCCCCACCGCCCGAACGCCAGATACTCTGGGTAGTTGAAAGTGCCATGTTTATCTCCGTGTAGTAGCACGACTCGTTACAGGTTCTCTACTAAGTCTGCTAGGTCAGTACCTGTAACTAAAAATCCTAGTCCTTATAGTGTAATACCAAAAGGGGGGCTTGTAACCCCCCTTTTGTTTTATGCACCCGGTGAGCCAAAAATACCGAGCGGATCAGACCAACCGAACGAATAACGCTCACGAGCCTTATAACGTACGTTACCGGTGTCAAAATCTCCATCCATTGAGGTACTCATCGGAGTACGGATGAAGTGCTTCAGACCGTTGGGAACGTCCGTCGTCAGGAACCATGCGTTCGTATCCGTCAAGAAGTGGTTAACAGAGTAACCCTCGGGGATAGAACCATTGTTCTTCAGAGCGTTGATGTCGTTGTCGTTTGTGCCAACACGGAGTTCAGTCTCCAAGAGGCGGGTTGCAACGAACATCAGTGCGGGGGGAACAACCAATTTACGCGGCTTTGCAGCAATTAGCAGGCCACGCTCGTCCGTCCAAGCAGCGATCTGAATAACAGCGGCCTCAAGGGAGGTCTCATTCAGGTCAGCAGGAGTGGAAGGCTCGTTGGAGTTAACACCGCCAGAAACAAGGGGATGCGAGGTCGAGAACAGTTCAACGCCGTCACCACCGGGGTAGTTAGAGTTGAAACCATTGTTCAGGATGTTTGCAGCCTTAACTTGCTTGGTATATGCCATAGCACGGGCCAGAGCCTTGGTATAACGAGCCGAAAGGCTGTCATACAGGTTGTCCTCAATTGCTTCTTCAGTAATTGAGAAGCCCAGAGCAATCGTCTCATGGCTGTAACGAGCAGAAAATGCTTCCTGCGCGTTGTCATAAGAAATAGCCTGACCTTCGTTCTTTACTGGAGCGGCGGAGAAGCCAGACAACTTGACCTCTTCCTCAAAAGAACGCTCAGAGGTTTCAGTTACGAAAATCTCTTTGTGCTCTTCACCATAGCGACCATACTCCATACCAAACAGAGCATTAAGCCCCGGGAGAAGTTCTTTTAAAAGTTGTGCGCGTGAGATAGCCATTTAATTGCTCCTTATGCTACGGCATCGGCAGTTGTATAAGTGTGAATGCCAATGTTAAATTTGACAATCACTTCCGTATACGAGCCGGATGCGTTAACAGTCTCAGGAACAACGTCAATCACACGCAAAGGCAGCGTAGTGGCTGTGCCAGTTGTTGCAAGAACTGCGACTTTTGAATCACCAGTAACAGTAGAACCACTATTCTGGACCAGTTCGGCGTTCTGACCAACAGCAGCGCGAGTTACGCCACCGATAGTCGTACCAGTCGAAACAACAGCAGCCTGATACAACTGATCAGGATCATCTTGCACGTACGCATAAGTAGTCGAACCCGTAATTGGGCCGTCATAGAATTGAGCGTAAGTGGGTTGCTTAGTAGTGGGGTTGACGTATGTAACGCCAAGGAACACACCAACAACATCAGCAGCGGTGCTTGTGGTCGTCACCTTCTCAAGATTACCGGCTGTGTTCAGGGCTACTACGTCACCATAGAAGATGTCAGTAGCGGAACCAGAGGCAATCGGGATTTGGCGAGTTTGACCAGCGTACACCTGACCACCGACCAAATTGATCGGGCGCAGACCGTAAGGTCCTGCAAGGGTAGGATATGCCATTTAAAACTCCTTAAAAGTTATTTGCCACGTCCGAAAGTGACTTCCGCACGCTTCTCACTAAAGAGTGGCATACGGGCGTCGTTCTCTCGCATAAAGTTGTTGTCCACGGATCTCATCTGTTGATCAGCCATACCTTCGTAATAACCATTACGCTTTCCGACTTTCTCTTCGAGATTCTTGCACAACATAAGGCCACCAAACAAAACTAGTCCATTCTTCGAGGCAGACCCGTCGAGGCCCAAATCAAGAAGCAGTTCTGGATGATCTTCTGCCTTTACAGGCTCCCAACCTTCCCGACGACGCATGGAAACATTTCGTGCATCATCTAAGCCCATTACCATAGTACGAACCCATCTAAAAGCGTATCCGTCCTGTGGATCAGGGGTTGGTATCGACGAGGGGGGAATCCATGGTTGATCATGAAGATCATTTTCACGAGATTCCAGTTCACGACTCATACGATTTTGATTACCCATTACTGACTCCTTCCGTTAATAGCAGCCCATTGTTTTGCATATTCTTCTATAGGTATACCCAATTTACGTGCGACAGCCGCGCCTCCCGGCGGGATTTTCACGGTTTTCGGGGATGCACTTCTAGAAGCTGGCGCAACCACAGTGGATTGCTGTTTTACAGTGCGTTGTTGAGGTTGTTCTACGTTGTCAAACCGGTCAGGAAAGACTTGGCGTATACGCTCATCTAGGCGTCTGTAATATTCGTCCGTGCGAGGGTCTACGCCTTCTCGCATGAGTTTTTTGTCAACAGCATAAGCAATTGCCGTCATCTCATCGTCTTTACCAAACCATTCCGAGTTCTTTTGGAACCAGGCTTCCGCCTTTGGATCAGTCTTCGGTACAGCCGGACTTGAAGCAACTTGCTGCTGTATGGGTTGACTATATACGCTAGATTCTGCCCGTTGTAAAGGGGGATTACGAGAAAGTTCTCTTTTTTCTGCAACCACCTCTGCCATTTTGAGTTGGGCCTGCACCATACCCTCAGAATCCCCAGACTCATAAGCCTCCTTATAAGCCTTTTGAGCAGAAGCCAACTCAGTGTCTAATTTAGATTTGACAGTATCGGTGTATAAATTGGCGCCCTGATCCAGTACCGTCTTGAGCCGCTTGTTTTCCTCCATGGCGGCTTGGGCATACCGAATTGCCTCTTCTTGTTCTTCTTGATACCGCTGCCGATAAGAGCGCTCTTCCTCAAGTTCTTTCTTGAGTTGCTCGTATTCATTGTCCTTGTCGGCCTTGTACTGGCTTAGTTCGTCAGTATCAGCAACCTCAACCTTTTGGGCCTTTCGGGGTGGGGGTGCTTGTTCTTCCCCCTCCACTACAAACTCAAAAGTTTCGTCTGGATCCGACTTTTTTAAAATTTGAGTTTCTTCGGGCAATCCGTCTGACCCTAGCCCCTCATCGTTTTGCTCTACGCCATTTATTAGCGTTCGCATCTTATTTGCTGCCATAAATCCTCCTTATGCTCGGGTAAACCCTGATGGGTCTTCAATTACACCCTCTACGGTGTCCTCATTAATTAGACGGAATTCATGCCCCCCAATCGTGAACCGAGAGCCTGAATAAGACCGCATCACTACCCAATCCCCTCTTTTACACCAAGCGTGGGCGTAGCGGTTTTTGTCGGTATAGCAATCAGGACCCATAGCAACAACCAAACCAATGTTTGCTGCAACTTCTTCAGCGTTCTTAGTTTGATTAGGAAGAATAATTCCGCTACCGGTTGTTTTTTCCTCAAGTACCGGCATAGCAATTAATATTTTCCAGCCTACAGGGACGGGTAATTTGTGTGCGGATCTTGCTTCCTCGATCTTTTTTAGTGTTAGTTCTGTACTTGGTACGCCAATTCCTTTAATCATCTAGGTTTTCCTTTCTTGCTTTATTAGCGAGTTCTTCAAACATATTTACGGCAACCATCAAGCCACGGATTAAGCCAACTTTTTCGCGGTACGCTGCGTAATCATCAGCCGATCCCATGGCAAGGTCCTCTGCTTGCCGCTCTAACTCCTTACGTATTTTTTCTAAGAATATTTCTTCAAATGAACTAGCCACGTTGTGATGGACCCTTTCTTAAGTTAATTGCTGCACGAAACCCCTCTAAAGTCTCCTCAGA